ACGAGTTGTAACATCAAATGATGCCCCACTATTTTTATTTAATTTTTCCAAAGCCTGTAACTCTCTATTAATCTCCTGTTCATCACCATGCGTTAATAGTTTAAATTCAATTTCTTTACCACTTACAGGTAATGTAAATTTGTATTTATTAGATGAATTTAAAACAGATTCATCAATATCTTTAGTTTGTACTTTTGATAAATTAATTACCTCTTTTTGTTTTTCGTATGTAAATGGGTCATTAATTTCTACTTCATATTCAGGCCCATAGGCTAAAATACGAGTAGCCATTAAGATTGCATTCTTATCACCAACCAATATATCGTTTGGATTTACACCAGGTTCAACTACTACTGATTCAAATAACTTATCCAATACTATACCTTTTTTGATAAGACTTTGGTTAGCAAGAATATCTTCTTCTCTTGCTGTCATATATTTTAATTCAATTGTACCTTTCTTTAAAGGATGTGATTCTGGATAGCCTAAACCTTTCGATGGTAATTCGATTGTTTCGGTTGGGAATTCAAATTTTCTATTATCTACCTTTGGTGTAGATGGTTGTTGTGTAATATTAACTTCTGCCATAACTTTTATATGTTTTTGTTTGTATATATAAATACATAAAAAGAAAAAAATTAGAAATAAAAAACCCCCACCATTTCTGATGAGGGTTGTCCTTCGGTAGCTTCCGTAAGGAATATTTTTAGAATTCTAAGATTGCGTAATCGTAAGTAAGTGTTAATTCAATTGTTGCAGGTTCATCAGAATCGAATGCTACATCACCAAAGTTAGCTGAAGTGATGAATGCTCCTTTCAATTTCCACTGCTCAATCTTATCACCAACAGGACCTAACATGTAGAAATCTATATCTTTTTTATAGAAATCAGCGTATCCACGTCTACCAGTAATTGATTCATGTCCTAAACGTACCCACTCCATAACAGATTGAGCTGCTGATGGTACAATTGGGTCATAAAGGGTAACGGTAATATCTTGCCACTCACCTTTACCTTGCAATTGTCTTTTTATGTTTATGTGGTCTAAAGTTACCTTTCCAAATTGAATTGAAGGTCTTGCCGCTGCTTTTACCATGTAGCCAGGAACACCTTCCCACTCCATAATATAGCGATTTTTCATTTTAGGTTCGAAGTTCGTATAGAACATCTTGTCAAACTCTAATATTTCTGCCATTTTGTTTCCCTTTTATTTTATATTAATAAATATTACCTTGCTTTGTTTTCATATTATGCGGAGAAAGATGCCCCAGTTGGTAAGATGTTGAAATCTATTACGATAAATTCCGCTGTCTTAGCCGGTTGTAGGAATATCTGTCCTGCTAATATGTTTCTATCAATTACATCAGGTGTGTTGTTGGTTTCATCCATTACAACTCTGAATGCGTATAACCCTTGTCTTTGTTGAATTGCCTCTAAGTAAGGATTCACAGTGTTTAAGAATCTTGCTCTAGTTGTTGAAGTATTTTGTTCGAATACTAAGAAACGAGATGTAGATGCTACAAACTTCTTCAAGTTGATAAGTAATCTTCTTACGTTGATTCTATCTAATGCTGAAGCCTTATCTTGCAATGTCTTCTGTCCAAATGCTACAATACCTTGTCCAGGGAATGCTGCGATTGGGTTTACTTTATTCTCATATAGAGTGTCTCTTTCAGAATGTGTTAATCTATTCAATACACTAACTGCTCCAATGATACCACCTCTATTTAAACCAGCAGGTGCGAACCATTCTGCCGCCAATCTATCGTTCTGAGCGTAAACCGCTGGAAGTAGAACTGATGGAGGAACAGTTGTTAATTTGTTTGTATTGTTATCTACTGTCTTAACCCAAGGGAAGTAAGTACCAACATAGTTAGAATCTACTTCGGCCGCTTGTTCGGTTGCTGTTGTGATGTCCGAATCAAAATCAGTAAAATCTGCAATATAGAAACAATCTTGTCTATCTTCTACCATATCGATTACTTTTTGAGTAACCGATGGATGGAGTTCTCTAACGATACCAGGAGTTACAACTAAATTAATATCATATTCATCCGAATTTGATATAGCGTTAATTGCTTTTGTATATGCCAATGAACCATTAGCAGATGCGTTTGAACAATTGAATCCTTGAGTATTTGAGTTACCCCATATAGGCTGATTATTTATATCTCTATCACCAGCTTTAGCAGGTTTTACAATTGGATTAGAACCATCAAATCCAAATTGGAATGCTAATACAAATTGTCTCTTAACCATATCATCGGTTTTAGAACCTGTCATTTGATATGATAATTGAGAATCAAATGCAAATGCAGTATTTAAACCAAACTCTGCATCTACCGGTATTGGTTTCAAATATTGTTTGTTATCAATAGTTGAGAAATCAAAACCAGAGAAGAAAGTTGGAGTTGATGCTGTGTTATTTGCAGATGCTGTTACATAAGTTACCGGAGGAACTGTTTGTGCTATTGAATTACTATTACAATATACTGGGTTTGTGTACGGGTCATGTCCAAATGGTGCTGCTGATGTTGGGAATTGACCTGGTAGCTTTACTACAACTCTTATATATTTTGATTTGTTTGAGTAATCGCCATTTTCAGTTATTTTTCCATCAGGTGCAATCTGATTCCATCTATCACCAATTCTCTTAGCTATATAGTTAGGAGATGATGGGTCAAGGTTTACATTATTAAATGTTTCTAATACAGTCTTTCTTTTATCAGTATCAGAATATGCTCTTACAGTCACAGTAAATGTTGAGTAATCAGTTGAGCCATCTTCACCAGCTGCTTTTACATTAGAAATACCAACTTTAATTTTAGTATTATATAATGTACCATGTCCTAATGTTACAAATTTGAAAAGGTCAAATCTCTCACCACTTATAGCTTGAGAAACTACGAACGGAGTTTCTGCTTCTTTTGCATCAAATGCAAAATTTTGTGTAGGTAACACCTCACCACTAATTACAGTTTCACTTAAAGCAGAACCAGTATAATTAGTTGTTGAATCTTCGAAATAAGCGTAAGTATATGCTACCTTTGAACCGTATGGAGATTGTCCAAATACATCAGAAATATCATTCGGAGAAGATGGGAGAATAGATGCATTTGATGCAGATATTCCACTTCCTAATATAGAAAATGATCCCGATTGAGCCACCGAATCAGTTACAACTGCCGATGGAAATCCAGGTGATTGTGCTACCGTAGTAGTACCAAATAATACACCAATCATTTTTCTACCTAATCCAGCAGAACCAGATGCCATAATTGCTAAAGGAGCTGCTTGTTGGTATCCACCAACACCGGCTACTCTTACAATTGTTGCTGTTCCAGCCTCTCTTAGATAGTTTTGTACTGCATATTCAGTATAATAAGTTCCATCAGGTGTTCCGAAGATTTCTTCAAACTCCGATTGTGTTCTCACAATAGTTGGAACGAATGCAGGTCCTTGCTTAAAAGGTCCTACGAATGCTGCTCCAATTTCTCCTACTCCTTGTGCTAGGAATGATAGGTCATTTTCTCTTGTGAATACGCCAGGTGATACGATTCTTTCTGCCATTTTATTTCTCCAATTTGTATTTTAGGTTTGTATTTATTAATGTTATAAAAATACACATATAAATATAATGAAAAGACCCAAAACACAATTTTAATATTAATGTTTGGGTCTTTTTAATATTTCAACTAAAAACCATTATTCTGGTTGCGCTGTAAAACGTGCTTCATTAGCAAGTGGGTCAGGTGTTACTGAACCAGATAATGAACCAGTATACCAAGGTAATTCATTTTCATTTACAGTGGTAACAGTATATTTCTGACCATCAATATCTTTCTGAATTCTACCAATAATATGATTCCAATAGTTTGTAGATGGATTAGAACCACTTACATGATTTTTAACCCATCCTAATACTTGTTCTTGGGTAAGTTCATCATAAGATGTAAATGAACTAACGTTTACATTAGCTACTGGAAATGGTGTAGCTCCTTGGAAACTAGCACTGTATCCATCTTCATCTGTTACTTTTACTTCCCATTGAGTGCCAATAATAACACCCTCAAGTCCATTATAATTTTGCTTTTTTAGGTTCTTAAGACTCCATTGTTCTGTATATCCCATAGTATGTTTCTTTTATGTATAAATATGTGTATTTTTTAAAAAAGGTAACCAATTGTTATTTGTTTATAAAATCATAAACTATTTTCTTTAATTTTTCAATTTCTAAGGTTTGTTTTTCTATAATTTCTTGTTGTTCTTTAACCGATTGTATAAGTACGGGAACAATCTTTTCTAATTGAACTGTCTTATAGTGTTCTCCACTTATAGATTTACCATCTCCTAACGCATCAAATGGTGCCGGTTTAATTGCTTGTGGTATTACCTTTTCAACTTCTTGCGCAATTACTCCAATATCATGTCTATCAATTGGATTAAATCCTAACGAATCAACCATCTCTTTCCAATCAAAGTAAACACCTCTAAGTTCTTTTAACATAGATAGTGCATTAGGAATTGTAGTAATGTTTTCTTTCAATCTTTCATCCGATGAATATGCAACAACGTTACCGGCTGCATACATATCACCACTAGCGTTTAACTGCCATCTATTATTTGACATTGACCAGCCACCAATACGAATCCAGTTATCACCATCCAATCCCATATTAGTTGCAAATACACCGGTCTTATGCCAAGATAAGAACGCAGAGTTATTACCTTCCGAATATGCCTGTAAGTTGGCAGTATCGTTCATATAATAACCTCTATTTACATTGAATTGGAATTGGTTATTTGATTGAGAGAATCCACCATTGGTATTTGTATATCTAA